AGATACCGCTACCTACGACAATCGGAGTGCCGTAGCCTTCGTTCATCGCGAAGTCTTGCAGAATCTTAGTCCATCCTTCGGTAACGAGGTTAACAGTAACATCGTCGTTGAAGTTTACCGTCACGGCTGAGTTGTTACCAGTCACCTGATTCGTTCCCCAAACAACATCACCAAGCAAGGTCTGATCAATCTTGCCGATAAAGCCGTTCATCGCGGCCATGATAACGGCAAGTTGTTCCTGCATGAATGGTGTGGGTGCGCCACCTACGGCAACGCTGCGTGAAGCCTCGTCGCAATAGCGAGCGATAGTTTCATCATTCAGGTGGATAGCGAATTTTACGACGTCAGTGCTGTCGATGGTGATTTCATCGTAAGCAGGAATCTGGTCGATGTCGCATGAGTCAGAGGTCTGCATTTGCGCAGGCACGGTGCGGGTGTAGTATTTCAGACGGAGGTCTTTAATATGCCCAGCAGCGTTAGACAATGTGAAGGGGTCGCCCACTGGTTGAGCTTGTACTCCTTCTTCGAGGAGAGCAGCGAGAAAGCCGCTCGGTGTAACTTTAGTTTCAGGTGCGTTCTCTCCAGCAACATATTTCATGTGCATCAGAAGCGCAGGACAAAATCCAAGTGCCATTTTAGTTTAGATATTAGCCGCCGACAGCTTTAATCATATCGTCGAAGCTGTCGAGATTTGCGGCAGTTCGTTGCCCTTGTGGGGCTTTTGGTGGCACGGGAGGTTTCCCGTCATTGTTTGTGTCGCTAACTTTCAGGAATTTATTCCGTGCAAGTGTAGCCTGCGTGAGAGTATGGTAATCTAATTCTTTACCGCCGTCAAATATACGTAAATTTTCGTCGTCAGCGTTGACAAGCGTTAATTTTCCGTCAATTTCCTTCACCTTAGCGCGTCGCGCCTGCAATTCTGCATCGACAAGCGTGCGAGCGGTAATCAATTCGACATCGTCGGGCAGTGCTTTTGGCAGCGGCATTGAACGCAAAACAGCGTCCTGCTGCGTGCGTAAAAACTTGTCGCTCCATGTGTTGCGCTCGTTGGCAACCGCGTCGGAGATAGCCTTCTGCGATGCCGATAGCTGCTGCGATAGCTCGTTAATCTTTTTCTCGAGGTCGGCCTTCTCGCCCTTTGTCGTGCCTGCTGCGTTGGCCTTTTCGTGCAATTTGTCTATCAGCTTGTCGAGTGTCGCATACGTCGAGGTATCGTTAATGTCGTCGGGGTTAATGCCGAAACGCTCGGTCGCGCCCTTGATTTTCACGTCCAACGTGTCGAGGACTTGCTTTGCGTAATGCGACTTTAACTTCGGGTTGCTTTTCGCTTCCTGCTCGGTGAGTAATCCCTTGTCAATAGCCTCAGTAACGGCAGAATGCAGCTCGGTATTCGCGAAATCTGACTTGCTCAGTACGTCGATAAATTCCTGTCTGTTGGTGTCGAAACCTACCTTCTCGAGTAGCGTTTTCAAAAAATCTCCCGCTTTCATCTCGCACCTCCGCAACATGGTTTAGACGGCCTTGTTTTAACTGGCTTAGGCATCTTGACCTCCTTTAACTTTTTTTCCCGTTAATGCCGCGATGAGTTCCGCGTTTTGCTTCAACAACGCCGCGAGCGTGTCGTTAGTCTGTTGCGCCTCAGTTTTCTTAGGCGGATTCAGCTTGTTTATCGCCTCCGAAAATCCTAACTCAGCGGCATCTTGCCAGCTAAGTAACACCTCCTCAATGAGATATTTCGCTTGTTTTTCGCGTGAGCAATACCGCTTTTTTTGTTCGTGATGGTTTTTGTTTGTCGGATTTAGCGGAACATATTGCTCGACTCCGCTCGGCTTCGTTATTTTCAAAACCTTCAATCCCTCGTTAGTTATTGTTTGCATGTTTACAAAATTGCAGCAAAAAAATTAGCGGCAATCGCCCGTTTTTATTTTGTAACATATCAGTATAAGCATAGCGGTGTCGATTCTTTAACTTTGCACTATGAGCAACGTCGGAAGATACACCATACCCAGCGCGATTTTTGGCACTACGATTGAGCCGATTGTGTTCACCGTAAACGTGAACGCCGCACCGCTCGATTTATCGAATGTCACAATAACGGCTAAGGCACGCTATCAGAAAAACGTATCTCGCGTGCATGAATTTACAACCAGCATCACCGATGCGGTGAACGGCGTTTTTCAGATTGATGAGCAGCTCATCGACTGGGAGGTTGGCGTATGGCTTTACTCGATTCAATTCGATTTTCCCGACCAAACGCGCAAGGTCTACATCGAAGGGCAGTTCAACGTACTTGCTAACTATCTGTATTCATAATGTCGGTAGTTATCAATATCACCGAAGCACCTGAGCTGGTAAGCGTCAGCGTCGCCGATACTATCGAGCAAGTAAACATCACCATCGGGCAAGGTGGAGGTGGTGGCGCAGTTGATTCCGTAAATGGGCAAACTGGAATTGTTGTGCTTGATGCAAATGATGTAGGCGCAGATGTTGCAGGGGCAGCGGCAGCGGCACTCGCGGCGGCAAATGCTTATACCGATGCAGAGATAGCGGCCTTGCCTCCAATACCCGCAGCACAGGTTAATAGCGATTGGAATGCAGTTAGCGGAGTAGCAGAAATTCTTAATAAGCCGACCATTCCCGCAGGCCTTCTTAAAGGAACGGCATCAGGAACGGACACATATACCGCAACAATCAGCGGAGTGACGGCATACACCGATGGCGATGCTTACCTGATACGTTTTCCGAATGGGAACACAACCGCAGCCACATTGAATATCAATTCGATTGGAGCGAGGTCACTATTCCGCAACAATGATGGCGCATTGATTGGCGGTGATATATGGGCAGGGGCGGAAATGCTATGTATCTTCAATTCAACCTTAAACGGCTTTCAGTGCATAGGAACATCGCCTAATTCGCTTTTTTCTTATGTTACCAATGCTGAGAGCGTTACAATAAACAAAGGACAGCCTGTGTACGTTTTTGGCGGCACTGGAGATAGAATCACCGTCAAGTTAGCATATAATACCACAGATACAACGAGCGCACAGACCATCGGTATTGCAGTGGCTAACATTGCGGCAGGGCAGAAAGGCATCATTATCATACAGGGGCAGCTCGATAACCTAAACATATTTCCTACCTCCACATGGTCGGATGGTGACTTCGTTTATCTTGGCGCAACGGCGGGTAGCGTGACGAATACTAAGCCGTACGCACCGAATCACCTTGTTTATCTCGGATATGTCACATCGGCAAGCAATGGCAATGCAGGCAGGATGTATGTTAAGGTGCAGAATGGATATGAGTTGGACGAATTGCATGATGTTTCTGCGCAAACACCAGCAAACAAAGACGGTTTGTTTTACAATTCATCAAATTCTTTGTGGGAGGCAAGGCAGGTAGCGGCAACGGATATAAACGCGAATGTGAGTAATACTGAATTTGGGTATTTGGACGGCGTTACAAGTTCTATCCAGACACAACTAAATTCAAAGCAGGGCACTATTGTTGTCTTCAACGATGGCGCACCGACAACCGCGAACACTGGTAACACAACATCCAATTTACGCAAGTCGATTCTAATTCCCGCAAACACATTCAGCAATAACACCACATTGGTATTTCGCTGCATGGTGACTAAGACAGGAACGGCAGGGCAAGTGACGTGCAGGATGTTTATTCACACCGCGGCATCAGTCGGAGGAACGCAGATTTCACAATCTCAATTAACGGTTGCGGGTGGAGGTATCTTCGTAGTCGAGAGAACATTGAGCATATTAGTTGCAGCAGGCACTGGCAATGGCACAAGGCACGCACCACCAACGTCCAACTTAACACCTGAGTTTAACGCATTGACAACGGGATATGCTTTGAACACCGCAGGCATAAACTGGACTGTCGACCAATACATAAACCTATTTCTGCAAAACGGCAGTGCGGCAGACTCAACATTCATTCAGGCAGTTTACATCAACAAATATTAATATGGATGCAAATCAAGCAAAACAGATAGCAGATTCACTCAACACCGACAACACCGACGAACTAAGCGAGGTCAATCAAAAAATTGCCGATGCAGTTTATGCGGGTGATTACTCGTTAATCATTGAATCTGAATTAAGCGCAAAAACAATCGTTGACATACAAAGCAGGGGTTTTCTCGTTTCCACATCACGCGGAATGTACCGCATCAGCTGGGATGGAAATTAAATTGTAACACTTTAGACACACACAGAAACGTTTAACAACTTATTTTTGTGCCACATCAGAACTGGTGTGTGTGTGTTTTTGATTAGGCCGTCTTGTACGGCCTTTTCTATTTCAACGCGGCACGCACCGACGCTGGAACCAATGCCGTCGGTATCGGGTATGCCTGATGGCCGCAGTTGTAGCCGCCGCGATATTGCAGAAAATTCGACGTGTTCGTGTCATCGTACATTCCCTGAGGCAAACCAGTTTTATCATATATCTTGCCTTTCAATGCGCGAAACTCTTCAAAATCGCCCTTGATTATTTTATTCAACTCCGAGCGATGGAAATACTTTTTCTTTTTCAACGCCTCGCAAAACGTCCGTGTGTCGCGTACATTACTACCCTGATAGCGATACCACTCCCAGCCTAAATCTTGCGTCATTACCTCGTTCACCGTTGCACTATATTGGTTTATCGCGTCCGTCGTTATCTGTCGCGTAAACTTCTGCAACTGCCCTTCGACACGCCCAGCATCAGAGTCATAGCCAGTGATGTAATTCTGTAACTCAGTGGCGAGCTTCGCATAGCTGCCTCCCGTGGTGACATAGGTATTTATTATCTCACGCACTGGGTTAATTAGATTCGCCTCAAGTCCTGCCTCGGTCAAGTTTTCCAGCACTAGAGAAACCGATTGCTTGCGTATCTCAGGCACTATCTTAGACGGCTTAAATTTCTTTTCAAGTGCTTTGAAATATGCCGCGTTTAGCTGATCTACCTTGCCGTATAACTGCGAGAATTGCGTGACACTTTCCATGTAGTCGGTGTCATCGAAAATGATGTCGTAAAGGTCAGCCTTAATGCGACTCAGCAGACGTATATTTTTTGCCGAGTTCGTTATCGTTCCACCTTGAATTTGCAGTTCCTTTTGTAGCAATATCAGACGCTCATAGATGCGGCGTTGTATCTCGGGAATGCCGTCCTGAAAATCTATGATGCCGCGGTCTATCGCGTCGAGCGTCGCGTTTAACTCCTTGTCGCCCGTCATGCGTTGCCGTCGCCGTTATCGTTAC